TTGCCCACTCCCTCTCTGCGCGCTCGCTCGCTCGGTGGGGCCTGCGGACCAAAGGTCCGCAGACGGCAGAGCTCTGCTCTGCCGGCCCCACCGAGCGAGCGAGCGCGCAGAGAGGGAGTGGGCAACTCCATCACTAGGGGTAATCGCGAAGCGCCTCCCACGCTGCCGCGTCAGCGCTGACGTAAATTACGTCATAGGGGAGTGGTCCTGTATTAGCTGTCACGTGAGTGCTTTTGCGACATTTTGCGACACCACGTGGCCATTTAGGGTATATATGGCCGAGTGAGCGAGCAGGATCTCCATTTTGACCGCGAAATTTGAACGAGCAGCAGCCATGCCGGGCTTCTACGAGATCGTGATCAAGGTGCCGAGCGACCTGGACGAGCACCTGCCGGGCATTTCTGACTCGTTTGTGAGCTGGGTGGCCGAGAAGGAATGGGAGCTGCCCCCGGATTCTGACATGGATCTGAATCTGATTGAGCAGGCACCCCTGACCGTGGCCGAGAAGCTGCAGCGCGACTTCCTGGTCCAATGGCGCCGCGTGAGTAAGGCCCCGGAGGCCCTCTTCTTTGTTCAGTTCGAGAAGGGCGAGTCCTACTTCCACCTCCATATTCTGGTGGAGACCACGGGGGTCAAATCCATGGTGCTGGGCCGCTTCCTGAGTCAGATTAGGGACAAGCTGGTGCAGACCATCTACCGCGGGATCGAGCCGACCCTGCCCAACTGGTTCGCGGTGACCAAGACGCGTAATGGCGCCGGAGGGGGGAACAAGGTGGTGGACGAGTGCTACATCCCCAACTACCTCCTGCCCAAGACTCAGCCCGAGCTGCAGTGGGCGTGGACTAACATGGAGGAGTATATAAGCGCCTGTTTGAACCTGGCCGAGCGCAAACGGCTCGTGGCGCAGCACCTGACCCACGTCAGCCAGACCCAGGAGCAGAACAAGGAGAATCTGAACCCCAATTCTGACGCGCCTGTCATCCGGTCAAAAACCTCCGCGCGCTACATGGAGCTGGTCGGGTGGCTGGTGGACCGGGGCATCACCTCCGAGAAGCAGTGGATCCAGGAGGACCAGGCCTCGTACATCTCCTTCAACGCCGCTTCCAACTCGCGGTCCCAGATCAAGGCCGCTCTGGACAATGCCGGCAAGATCATGGCGCTGACCAAATCCGCGCCCGACTACCTGGTAGGCCCCGCTCCGCCCGCGGACATTAAAACCAACCGCATCTACCGCATCCTGGAGCTGAACGGCTACGAACCTGCCTACGCCGGCTCCGTCTTTCTCGGCTGGGCCCAGAAAAGGTTCGGGAAGCGCAACACCATCTGGCTGTTTGGGCCGGCCACCACGGGCAAGACCAACATCGCGGAAGCCATCGCCCACGCCGTGCCCTTCTACGGCTGCGTCAACTGGACCAATGAGAACTTTCCCTTCAATGATTGCGTCGACAAGATGGTGATCTGGTGGGAGGAGGGCAAGATGACGGCCAAGGTCGTGGAGTCCGCCAAGGCCATTCTCGGCGGCAGCAAGGTGCGCGTGGACCAAAAGTGCAAGTCGTCCGCCCAGATCGACCCCACCCCCGTGATCGTCACCTCCAACACCAACATGTGCGCCGTGATTGACGGGAACAGCACCACCTTCGAGCACCAGCAGCCGTTGCAGGACCGGATGTTCAAATTTGAACTCACCCGCCGTCTGGAGCATGACTTTGGCAAGGTGACAAAGCAGGAAGTCAAAGAGTTCTTCCGCTGGGCGCAGGATCACGTGACCGAGGTGGCGCATGAGTTCTACGTCAGAAAGGGTGGAGCCAACAAAAGACCCGCCCCCGATGACGCGGATAAAAGCGAGCCCAAGCGGGCCTGCCCCTCAGTCGCGGATCCATCGACGTCAGACGCGGAAGGAGCTCCGGTGGACTTTGCCGACAGGTACCAAAACAAATGTTCTCGTCACGCGGGCATGCTTCAGATGCTGTTTCCCTGCAAGACATGCGAGAGAATGAATCAGAATTTCAACATTTGCTTCACGCACGGGACGAGAGACTGTTCAGAGTGCTTCCCCGGCGTGTCAGAATCTCAACCGGTCGTCAGAAAGAGGACGTATCGGAAACTCTGTGCCATTCATCATCTGCTGGGGCGGGCTCCCGAGATTGCTTGCTCGGCCTGCGATCTGGTCAACGTGGACCTGGATGACTGTGTTTCTGAGCAATAAATGACTTAAACCAGGTATGGCTGCCGATGGTTATCTTCCAGATTGGCTCGAGGACAACCTCTCTGAGGGCATTCGCGAGTGGTGGGACTTGAAACCTGGAGCCCCGAAGCCCAAAGCCAACCAGCAAAAGCAGGACGACGGCCGGGGTCTGGTGCTTCCTGGCTACAAGTACCTCGGACCCTTCAACGGACTCGACAAGGGGGAGCCCGTCAACGCGGCGGACGCAGCGGCCCTCGAGCACGACAAGGCCTACGACCAGCAGCTCAAAGCGGGTGACAATCCGTACCTGCGGTATAACCACGCCGACGCCGAGTTTCAGGAGCGTCTGCAAGAAGATACGTCTTTTGGGGGCAACCTCGGGCGAGCAGTCTTCCAGGCCAAGAAGCGGGTTCTCGAACCTCTCGGTCTGGTTGAGGAAGGCGCTAAGACGGCTCCTGGAAAGAAACGTCCGGTAGAGCAGTCGCCACAAGAGCCAGACTCCTCCTCGGGCATCGGCAAGACAGGCCAGCAGCCCGCTAAAAAGAGACTCAATTTTGGTCAGACTGGCGACTCAGAGTCAGTCCCCGATCCACAACCTCTCGGAGAACCTCCAGCAACCCCCGCTGCTGTGGGACCTACTACAATGGCTTCAGGCGGTGGCGCACCAATGGCAGACAATAACGAAGGCGCCGACGGAGTGGGTAATGCCTCAGGAAATTGGCATTGCGATTCCACATGGCTGGGCGACAGAGTCATCACCACCAGCACCCGCACCTGGGCCTTGCCCACCTACAATAACCACCTCTACAAGCAAATCTCCAGTGCTTCAACGGGGGCCAGCAACGACAACCACTACTTCGGCTACAGCACCCCCTGGGGGTATTTTGATTTCAACAGATTCCACTGCCACTTTTCACCACGTGACTGGCAGCGACTCATCAACAACAATTGGGGATTCCGGCCCAAGAGACTCAACTTCAAACTCTTCAACATCCAAGTCAAGGAGGTCACGACGAATGATGGCGTCACAACCATCGCTAATAACCTTACCAGCACGGTTCAAGTCTTCTCGGACTCGGAGTACCAGCTTCCGTACGTCCTCGGCTCTGCGCACCAGGGCTGCCTCCCTCCGTTCCCGGCGGACGTGTTCATGATTCCGCAATACGGCTACCTGACGCTCAACAATGGCAGCCAAGCCGTGGGACGTTCATCCTTTTACTGCCTGGAATATTTCCCTTCTCAGATGCTGAGAACGGGCAACAACTTTACCTTCAGCTACACCTTTGAGGAAGTGCCTTTCCACAGCAGCTACGCGCACAGCCAGAGCCTGGACCGGCTGATGAATCCTCTCATCGACCAATACCTGTATTACCTGAACAGAACTCAAAATCAGTCCGGAAGTGCCCAAAACAAGGACTTGCTGTTTAGCCGTGGGTCTCCAGCTGGCATGTCTGTTCAGCCCAAAAACTGGCTACCTGGACCCTGTTATCGGCAGCAGCGCGTTTCTAAAACAAAAACAGACAACAACAACAGCAATTTTACCTGGACTGGTGCTTCAAAATATAACCTCAATGGGCGTGAATCCATCATCAACCCTGGCACTGCTATGGCCTCACACAAAGACGACGAAGACAAGTTCTTTCCCATGAGCGGTGTCATGATTTTTGGAAAAGAGAGCGCCGGAGCTTCAAACACTGCATTGGACAATGTCATGATTACAGACGAAGAGGAAATTAAAGCCACTAACCCTGTGGCCACCGAAAGATTTGGGACCGTGGCAGTCAATTTCCAGAGCAGCAGCACAGACCCTGCGACCGGAGATGTGCATGCTATGGGAGCATTACCTGGCATGGTGTGGCAAGATAGAGACGTGTACCTGCAGGGTCCCATTTGGGCCAAAATTCCTCACACAGATGGACACTTTCACCCGTCTCCTCTTATGGGCGGCTTTGGACTCAAGAACCCGCCTCCTCAGATCCTCATCAAAAACACGCCTGTTCCTGCGAATCCTCCGGCGGAGTTTTCAGCTACAAAGTTTGCTTCATTCATCACCCAATACTCCACAGGACAAGTGAGTGTGGAAATTGAATGGGAGCTGCAGAAAGAAAACAGCAAGCGCTGGAATCCCGAAGTGCAGTACACATCCAATTATGCAAAATCTGCCAACGTTGATTTTACTGTGGACAACAATGGACTTTATACTGAGCCTCGCCCCATTGGCACCCGTTACCTTACCCGTCCCCTGTAATTACGTGTTAATCAATAAACCGGTTGATTCGTTTCAGTTGAACTTTGGTCTCCTGTCCTTCTTATCTTATCGGTTACCATGGTTATAGCTTACACATTAACTGCTTGGTTGCGCTTCGCGATAAAAGACTTACGTCATCGGGTTACCCCTAGTGATGGAGTTGCCCACTCCCTCTCTGCGCGCTCGCTCGCTCGGTGGGGCCTGCGGACCAAAGGTCCGCAGACGGCAGAGCTCTGCTCTGCCGGCCCCACCGAGCGAGCGAGCGCGCAGAGAGGGAGTGGGCAA